ATGACTCCTAAGCATGGAACGGGGCTTAGGTATATGGAGATGACACATGAAAGTTACTTTCGTATATCGTGGCGTTGCTTACACAAGAGTAATCGGTTAGGCGGTCAGGGAGGTTCAAGTCCTCCCTACTCAATTTGGCTTTTTGCCCTCCAAGGAGGATACCAATCAGCCGTCATGACGGTGGGATAGACCACAAATCATATGAGTCCAAGTAAGACTCACAACTTTTTACGCGTAAAGACGAACAAATATACCTTTAATTTTTAACTGAAAAATGGCTAATGCTAATCAAGTCGCCTTAGGTAGAAGTAATCTATCTACAGGTACTGGCTATGATGGAGCTAATGATAAGTACGCCCTGTACCTGAAGCTGTTCAGTGGAGAAATGTTCAAAGGCTTCCAACACGAGACTATCGCAAGAGACCTCGTAACTAAGAGAACCTTAAAGAACGGTAAATCTCTACAGTTCATCTACACAGGTCGTATGACAAGTGAGTTCCATACTCCAGGAACACCAATACTAGGTAATAGTGACAAGGCACCTCCAGTTGCTGAAAAGACCATCGTAATGGATGATCTACTAATCAGCTCTGCATTCGTGTATGACCTAGACGAGACACTCGCTCACTATGAATTGAGAGGAGAAATTTCCAAGAAGATTGGATATGCTCTCGCAGAAAAATATGACAGACTAATCTTCCGTGCTATTGCTAGAGGAGCTAGAGCTGCATCTCCAGTATCTGCAACAAACTTTGCAGAACCTGGCGGTACACAGATCAGAGTTGGTGATTCTACTGACGAATCAGACGCATATAATTCTACTGATCTTGTTAACGCTTTCTATGACGCTGCTGCTGCACTTGATGAAAAAGGTGTTAGTGGTCAGGGAAGAGTTGCTGTACTAAACCCACGTCAGTACTACAGTTTAATCCAAAACGTTAATAGTAATGCATTAATTAACCGTGACGTTCAAGGTACTGCTTTACAAAGCGGTAACGGAATCATTGAAATTGCAGGCATCAAAATCTACAAGTCAATGAACATCCCATTCCTTGGAAACTATGGTGTGAAGTATGGTGGATCAACAGGTGAATCTTCTCCTGGAAATCTTGGCGACTTTATCGCACAAACTGATAAGACAAAACCAGGCGGATTTGAAGATGCTTCTGACGCTCAGTCTGGAATAAACAATGACTATGGTACTGATACACAATTTGGTGCTAAGTCATGTGGACTTATCTTCCAAAAAGAAGCTGCTGGTGTTGTTGAAGCTATCGGACCACAGGTTCAGGTAACTAACGGCGACATCTCTGTAATCTACCAAGGTGATGTGATCTTAGGTCGCATGGCTATGGGTGCAGATTACCTAAACCCAGCTGCTGCTGTTGAATTGTACGTTGGAACTTCTGCTCCTTCTGCATTCTAATTTATACATTTATACGGGACCTTCGGGTCCCCTTTTTTTTATGACAACTCCCACAACAATTGACACCGATACAAACCTATCCGCAGTGAACTCAATACTGGGAGCTATCGGTCAAAGTCCAGTAACAGAAATCAATTATCAAAACCCTGAACTTGGATTTATATTTAATATTTTAACTGAGGTTAATAAAGACGTACAGAATGAAGGTTGGGTATTCAATGTTGAAAAACATGTACCAGCACCAATTAACAGTGCTAAACGTGTACCAATAGCCAATAACATTTTAAGGTACGACACACATGACGATTATAAATATAGGACTCAAGATCTTATAAGAAGAAAAGATCCTACAGATGGTCAGACATATTTATATAACACAGTAGATCATACATATGAATTTGAAGAACCATTTGAATTAGATGTAGTTTACTTCTGGGAATTTACAGATCTACCTTCAGTATTTCAACGCTACATAATTTCAAGAGCTTCAGTAAGAGCAGCTACTCAGTTAATAAATAACCCACAACTTGTACAACTACTTCAACAACAGGAAGCTTTGAACAGAGCTAGTTGTATGGAATACGAATGTACACAAGGTGATCACTCTTTCTTTGGTTTAGGTCATAACCAAAGCTATCAATCCTACGAACCTTTTAGAGCACTACAACGCTAATGACAAGTATCACACAAAAAATAAATTCGGTTAATGGTGGTATTTCTCAACAGCCTGACGAGTTAAAAATTCCTGGACAGGTTGTCTCAGCTAAAAATGTATTTCCTGATGTGACTCATGGATTACAAAAGCGTCCAGGAAGTCAATTAATTGGATCATTATCGAATAATGCAAATGCAAGTTTAAATTCACAAACAAATGGTAAGTGGTTTAGTTATTACCGAGATGAACAGGAACAGTACATAGGTCAGATCTACAGAAATGGGGAAGTCAAGATGTGGAGATGTTCCGAATTTACTGTTGGAGGTGTGACTTATCCAGCTGGAGAATCTATTACCGTAACTAATAACTTGCCAACGATGACTCCACTTGCATCATCTTTTACAAGAGATAATAATGGAGTTATAACAATACAAACGCTAACAGATACCAACACTGGATTACTACCAAATCATAATTTAGCTCCTGGAGAAGTTGTTAATATAACTGGCGCAACAAATATAGCTACTGGTGAATATAAGGTCATTGAAATAATAAATGACAGTACATTTAAAATTAAAGATAATACAACTAATTCAGCAATAAGCGTTGCTACATCAATCTATTTTCAAACAAATTTTTTAAGGTATTTAGAACATACAGACGATGATGATATACAAACTCTTACTCTTAATGACTTTACTTTTATAAACAATAGAACTAAGCCAACTGCAATGGCTCCAACTATTGAACCAGCCCAACCTCATCAAGCATTTGTTGAACTTAAACAAATTAAATATGCTAGTCAGTATGGTTTGGAATTGTATGATAGTACAACTGCTAATGTAGCTACAGTTTCTACAGCAACTAGATTAAGCATTAGCTACGATAAAAGCACGTCAGCAGATGATAGCACTGCTACAAATGATAATGGTACATTAAAGAGATATGACCTTGATACTGATGGGACGTGTAACAGTGTAGGTACTCAACTGTTTGCAGTTAGTGCTAGTTCTACTGGTACTTATAAAACCCTTTATACAGGTACAAGTATTAATTCAAATAATTTTAATGATCGTGGTAAAGATTTAATTTTTAGAATTACAACGACTGGTCAACCAACAACTAATGGAGGTTCAGAACCTTCTTATGTTTGTAGATATACTGTAAAAGTTGATTTGTTACATGGTGGATTTGGTTGGCAAAAAGGTGACAGAATCCATGTCAGGATGAGCAATGCTCACGCTGCGACAGACTACATTGTCAAAGTTGAAGAAGTTGCTATTTCGCAAATTCCTGCGAATAGATGTCCTAATAATGAACCTGTTAGACCTACACCTACACCATTTGATGGAGAGACTGCTATTACTGGAGACATGATTCTTGGTAAATTACGAGAAGGAATTACTGGATCTTCATCAGGTGTAAGTGGGAATGGTTTTGAAACAGAACAAATAGGTAATGGAATATATATCAAAGCTACAAGTGGTGGAGCATTTAATGTTTCAACACCTGTATCTGAATTACTTAATGTACTTACAAATGCTGTTCAAGATGTATCTGACTTACCTAAGCAATGTAAAGATGGTTATGTCGTATTAGTACGTAATAGTGCTAATGATGAAGATGATTACTATGTAAAATTTTTAGCTAATAATGGTTTAAGTGGTGAAGGTGTTTGGGAAGAATGTGCTAAACCTGGCAGAAAAATATCTTTTAATAAAGGCACTATGCCACTGCAATTAGTTAGAACAAGTTATACAGGATTTACTTTAAGTCAAGTTAATTATGAAGATTGTCCTGTAGGTGATGAGGCTACTGCACCTGAACCAAGTTTTATATCATCAAATTTAGGTAGTAGAACAATAAACAAGATGCTTTTCTTTAGAAATCGACTGGTATTTCTTAGTGATGAAAATGTAATCATGTCTCGTCCAGGAGACTTTTTTCATTTCTGGTCGAAGTCTGCAATAGCTGCATCAGCTGAAGATCCTATTGATTTATCTTGTAGTTCAGAATATCCAGCTACTGTATTTGATGGCATTCAAGTTAACACAGGATTAGTTTTATTTACTAGAAATCAACAATTTATGTTGACTACTGATAGTGATGTACTAAGCCCTTTAACTGCAAAAATAAATTCATTATCTACATATAACTTTAATGTTAGAACAAATCCTATATCACTTGGTACAACCATAGCTTTTCTGGATAACGCTGGTAAGTTTACCAGAATGTTTGAAATGGCTAGTGTACTTAGAGAAGGTGAGCCAGTAATATTGGAACAAAGTAAAGTTATAAGTAAACTATTTCCGAAAAATATAAATCTTATTGCTAATAGTAGAGAAAATTCTTTTATTGTATTTGCTGAAAAAAATGGAACAAGTCTGTATGGATTTAGATATTTTACTTCTGGTGAAAAACGAATAATGCAGGCTTGGATAACGTGGGAACTATCTGGAAATATACAACATTTATGTATGTTAGATGATGCTATTTATGCAGTTGTTAGATCTAACGGTGTAGATGTAATGCAAAAATTTAATCTTAAATTAAGTGGTGAATCTACAGAGTCAGTTACTGAAGGATATAACACGTATAAAGTTTATTTAGATAATATTAAACGAGTAACTACCACTGCTAACTCCTACTATGCAGCTACGAATATAACTGAACTAACTAGACCTAATGGTTTTACAAGTGATAAATTATTAGCTGTATATGATATAGATGCTGGAGATGAGATTGGTCAATACTTAGGAAAGAAACCAGACGGTACAAGTGCTGTTACTATTTCAAATGATGGGACTAAAGTATTAATTGAAGGTGATTGGTCTGGACAAACTTTTTTACTTGGTTATTTATATGACATGGAAGTTGAGTTTCCTAAGTTCTATGTAACCCAACAAGCTGGTGATAGATTTATATCTGATGTACAGAGTAACTTAATTGTACATAGAGTTAAGTTTAACTTTGGACCACTAGGAACATATCACACCACACTTAAACGAACAGGTAAGCCAGATTATAGTGAGACCTTTGAATCTACATTTGCTGATAGTTATGTAGAGGGAGAACTTGCTATAGCTGATGAACAAGAAGTTACACTTCCTGTATATGAGAGAAATAAAAACTATACATTAACACTTAAATCAAGTCATCCAACACCAGCCACACTTTTTTCATTGGCATGGGAAGGAGACTATACAAACGCATTTTATAAACGTGTCTAAATTTATTCACCCAGTCACGATGGAGGCTGCACTTACTGTAGCTTCCAATCTTTTACCAGATGACCGTAGAGAAGTTGAAGAGGGTCATGGACATGATCCTGTTGAAGTATTACCCAAATGCGCTGCTTATGGCGACAGTGTTTACTTCACAGTTCCCAACGGTGAATTAGCCGGAGTAGCAGGGGTACAGGAAGATGGCAGAATCTGGATGCTATGTACACCCGCTATTCATAAGTACCCACTAACTTTTGCTAGAGAAGCAAAAAGATATGTGGAAAGTAGACAAGAGAAGTTGCTTTGGAACATCGTTGATAAACGAAACAAAGTTCATATAAAACTACTCAGATTCCTAGGGTTCAAATTTTTAAGGGAATTAAAACACGGACCCAATAATTTATCCTTTATGGAGTTTTGCCGTGTGTTTAGGAGCACAAGCGAGAGCAGCTAATGCTAATGCTCGCAGACAATATCAAGCAGCTAATAACCAGCGTGAATCCAACTGGATGCAATCACTTGCTGTTTATAATGCAAAGATAAATCAGTATCAGCAGGATTTAGATAACACACAAGTTGCTATCGGAAATCAATATGCTGATGCACAAAGAAAAAAGAATGAGATTAGGCAAGAAGCTGAATTAAAATATGAAGGTTTATATGCCAATCTTTTAAAAGATAGTAAGTATAGTCAACTTCTAGCTAGTGGTAGAACAGGAAGGTCTGTCGCAAGACAAGGTGTTTTAGATGCTGCTAGTTATGGTCGAGATGTTACTAAAATTACTAGAAAAATATTATTAACTGATAGAGAAGCTGATAGAGAAGCTAGTAAAGCGGTAGGTGCGTTGATTGGCAGAAGAGATCAACAGTACGCAGGAGTAGCTTTCCAACCTATACCAGATGTTGAACCACCACAACCTGTTATGCAGAGTGTAGGTGCAGCTGCATTTATGGATGCTTTATCTATAGGTACAAAAGTCGCAACTATGGGAAGCGGCTTCGGTTGGTGGGGAGGTTAAATGACAAACAGTTATTTTATAGAAGCACCTGACTACGCTTCAATATTAGATAGATCATTTACGTCTTTAAATGCAAGTCTTGCTAGGCAAGAAGCAATGGAGCGGGACAATGATAGACGTAGAGAACAAAATGCTGCTGTTCCACTACAAGTATTTGAAAAGCTAATTGATTTTTCTACTACAGTCGCTAAGACTGTTAAAGAAACTCAAGCTAAAAAATGGTTAGAAGCAGAATCTAAAGGCGCATCATCAGCTGCTTTATCTCAAATTGATGAGGAATATCAGCAAGAAACAGATGATGCTTTTCAGACAGGTACTGAAGCTTATCAGGTTGAAACTAAAATTGAAAGAACAGCTTTAGAAAATGATGATACTGATATAGCCGAACAACAAAAGTTTGGAGTAGGTCATCAAGTAATTAATGCAAGAGATCTTTCCGTAGCTTATCTTGATAAACTGCCTACATGGTGGACAAGTGGTGGGTTTGATAAAAAATATAATGCAGCTCAGACATTACAAGCTAAACGAGCAGTTATTGAAGAATTTAAACTAAGATTAACAGGGGTACGTAAAGATAATATTCCTGACAGACTTTACAGAAAATTTGTTGAAAATAAAGAAAACTCTTTTTTTGGAAACATAACTAATCAAGGTAAACAACAGATACAAGAAAAGATAACTAAAGAGCGTTTTGCCAAGATGACTGGCAGATTAACACAGATATCAAGAAGCAGTTCAGAAACTTTTTTAGCAGAAATATCTCAATTTAAAGAAGAAAATAGAGGTGCTTTTAAAGATGATTTAAAAGGTGCGACTGTATTTGTACTACAACATTTCTTACAAGGTAATCAAGATGGAGACATTCCTCCTGAGAAAACAGAAATGTTAATGGATGAATTAACTAAAAGTAAAACTACTGGTAAGCTCACTCCACTAAAACAAATAATGAAGGAGCAAGAAGTAGATGATATTTTAGAACAAGTGGAAAACTTTAAAAAACAACTTGTAGAAAAGCATGAACAAAAAGTAGAAACAGATAGAAAGTTAGCTGGTCAAGCTTTTAAACGTGAAGAAGCAGAGCTATTCAAGAATGAAGGTAGAAGATTTACTGAAGCTGAAATTAAAGAAAAAATAAAAGAATGGAGAGCTAATAGTGTCTATCCAATCCCTGAAGAATATAAAACAGCTTTGTCTGTAGAAGATAAAAAAGAAGAAGATGTAGTAGATGAATTAAAGAATAAGTTTGCAGAAAAAATACCAATATATGAGGAAGACTTAATTGGTTTAAGGAATCCAGATTTAATTACATATTGGAAACAAAAAGTTCAATCAAGTAACAGTTGGGCTATTCCTACAAACTTACAGACTGAAGCTACTGAAAGTATTAAAGCTACTGTAGATAAATATCTTGAAGTAGAAGATGGAGCTAAAGTTAAGAGTCCTAAATGGGTAGCAGTAAAGCAAAATGCTGAACGTAGATACAAGCAACTATATGCAGAACATATTCCTAACAACACTCCTGATCAAGCTCATTTAAAAGCTCTTGAAACAATTGAGACAGAAATGAGCAATAACCTTTATGACAAGAGAGCATCTTCTAAACCAGAAAATGAATATGCATTGAATATAGAAATGGCGCATTCATCTATTGCTGCAAATAGAAATATTATTAAGACTGCTGTAATTCCTGGAACTGAAAAAGCATTAGAACAAGCAATAGCTAATCCAACTGTAGTTCCAAAATTATATGAAGACATTGCAAGTAAATACAAAACAATGTCACCACATGATTTGATGTATAATCAATTAGAAGCTGCTGGAAATAAAGTTGAGAAAGATCCTGTTACTAAAGAAGTTGAAAAGTTAGACCCTGATGTACAACAGCTGTTAAAGCATCACCCAACACATGGTCGAGTAGCTCGTGCTTTACTTAAGGAATATCAGAAAGATGGTGAGATAACTTATGACGATGTTGAGTTTTTATTAGAAGAAACACTTGACCAAAAACTTAAAGATGCTGGTTATGTAACTCCACAACTTGGTGAGATGAAACCAGAAACTGGTGATTGGCAAACTCTTGAGAATGGAACTTACGTAGTTTTTGATGGTGAACAGTGGCAACAAAGAGGTGTCTTTTATACTAACAAGCAACCATATATAGGAAACATAGAAGAATATCTAGATAAAGATCTAATTAGAAGAAAATTTTAAATTACTAAGGTAATCAAATGTACTCAGGATTCGATCCTAATAGTATTGATGTCCAAGATGCACTTGATGCTGCTGCTGAGACCAGTCAATACATAGAAGAACAAGAACAACAGCGACTTCTAAGGGAGCAACAAGCTGTTGAATTACAAAAACAAGAAGAACAAACTTTAGCTGGTAAAGAAGATCCTAGAAACAAAGAAGGTGGAGGAGGTCTTCGAGGAGTAGTTAAAGAGTTTGGATCAGCTGTAACAGGAGGTGTACAAGATACACTTTCTTCTGCTGTAACCTTACCTGAAAGAGCCATTGATATGTTCAGCGGAGAAATGGTAGAAGAACAAGCTACTGAAGAAGGTTATGGAGCTGAATGGGACGACTGGTTTGTAGATGATTCAAACCCAATAGAAACTAAGACTTGGTGGGGAAGTGCTATTCGTGGACTTGTCCATTTCGGTACTATGGC